TGTAGAAGTTGCGACGTAAAGATCTACACTTACTACATGAGGTTGGTCAACAGAGCTGAACAACTAAGGGAAGGAGATGATGTAACAGGATCTCAATAAGAAAATTCTTCCGCATGCTGGAATTTTCCAAATGGTGAAACACAATTTTTCAAGTGAATAAAACACAAAAAATATTAATGAATGATAATGAACTCTACGCAAAGCTCTCAGGAAATTGGTCAACTAGTGACCCCGACTCAGTCAACGACTTCGACAACGACTACCTCTACCTCGACTGTAACGCCTCGTACTACTCGTCAAGCTCCGACGACGGAGACACGTTACCGATTACGAGGGAAGCAGTTCTTCCTTACGTACCCTCAATGTTCGGTAACAAAAGAGTCTACCCTGACAAAGATCAAGGAGACCTTCATGGAGAATCTAAGATTCGCGGTCGTAAGCGAGGAAGACCATCAAGATGGGACACCTCACCTGCATGTTGCACTGAACCTGCACAAAGAGATCGACTGGAGAACGTGCACAAGGATGGATGCCTTGACTGGGCAGCACGGCAATTATCAAACCTCGCGGAGTATGATAGCGGTAGTGAAGTATGTGGTAAAGGGAAATGTAGTAGCGACTCATGGAATCAACTTGGAACGCTATCTGCAAGCAGCCAAGATGGGCAAATCGACTCAGATAGCAGTGAATCTGGACGATGGGTCGACACTGTCGGACATCAAGGAGATCGATGCGGGCTTTCTGATGATGAACATGAAGAAGATCAAGGAGTATCAGACATGGCTGAAAACTGAAAAGATGAAAAAACAACTGGTTCAACCCGGTGAGTTCTCTTATGCTTCTCGCTCTCTCGCACATGGAAGTGCTGTGATCGCTGGGTGGCTCCAAGAAAACTTATTTTCTGATCGCGACTTCAAGCAAGAGCAACTGTTTATTTGGGGTGACCCAAACATGGGCAAGACTACTTTGATTAATTCACTTCGCGAAGTTGGTGTGCGGATTTATTATATGCCATATGAAGACTTCTATGATGCATATGATGATGAATGCTATGATCTGATTGTACTCGATGAGTTCAAAGGTCAAAAGCGCATTCAAGATTTGAATTTATGGTTAGACGGTTCTCACTTCCCGGTACGACGCAAAGGCATCGCACCTTATGTGAAGAAGGCGAACCTACCTATGATTATTATTAGTAATTATAGACTTGACCTCTGTTATAAGGTTGATGAAACTCGTCTTGCACCTTTACAGGCGCGACTCAAACAAGTGGAGGTCAAAAGATTTATTGAAATCGATATTGTTAGAAACGAAACAGATTAAAAAAATTAACCAACAAAAGATGTACGTGCATAGTAGCACAAGCTGTTATCCATAGGAGTTGCTGTGTTGGCACACAAAAGATGGAAAGAGTTATCGATGACAGAGCCAATGGCTCCTGCAGTGTCATCGAAGTTGATGTAGCAATTGGCATTGATAACAATGTCAAATGGTGTCTCGTTGGCAAGCACCTGGCCAGCGTTAGCTGTACCGCTACCCCAGGCCCCCTGAGTAGGAGGAGTGAACCACTGGTCGTACATGATCTTGTAACGACCCCAACCATCAGGATCAGTTGGAAAGTTGATGGCACCACCATCACCAGAGAGAGCAGCATTGCCGTCAGAGCCAAGACCTGCTCCAATAACATTCTCAGCAGACAATGTAGCACCGTTGGTGCGTGTGTCTTTGACAATAACAAGACGGGCAGCACGTTGTGCACCGGCCACAGTGGCACCTGCCTGGGTGCCCCAGATGATACGGCCTTTGATACGAAGCTTCTTAACATAGATTCGACGGCCATCACGATCAGCGTAATTGGTACCCTGACGTGGAATAGGAAGACAGCCGTAAACGGCAGTCGATTGACGAGGATTGGCTTCAGCACCAGCCCAGTCGTCATCAGCTGTACCAGACAGCTCCAGAATAGCTGTAGTGTCATAGTAACCGTCAACGTATTTCGTTTCACTCACCATACGTTTGGTAGGGGTAGAACCAGACGCACGTGGACCATAACGTGCGTTTTTGTATTGCCCTGAGCGCGTGTACTGGCGCTTGTAGGGCGTAAAACCTGGACGATAGCCAGATACATATTGCATTTTTCCCTGACGGGATGCACGAGTTGAAGATGATGCAGACATATTATTATTTGTTGGTATTACCGAATTTGGATTTTTTTTTCTGTTTAAAATGGACTACGGGTCTTAGGGCCGGCGAGCCGCCCCTGACCCGTTTCTCGCGTGTAATATTATACGCTCGAAATCCGGGGCGTCCATTTTAGGAAATTTTTCTTCCGGAGACATAAAAAATTTTCCGCGTTTCTAATTCTGATAACAATATGAACACAGCTGACGTAATTGATGAAATAGATCAACGTGACTGGCAAAAGCTACAGATGGGTCAGCCGGTGTATAGTGCTATGTATCGTAAGAAGATGGACGAGCTCTTCAACTTGCGGTCACAAGTTCGCGGCTCTACGAAGAATGTTAGCATGCCTCGTTACGATGAAGTGAACTTTAAACAAGCACCTGCAATATTGGACTGCTTGATAGAAGTGGAGAAATTTAAGCTCGCGCAAAAATTTGGTAGGGCCCATACACCCAGAAAAGACTGGGAGTATCAACCCAAAGTGATCTCAGGGAGAACAGCTAAGTATTGGAGATAAGCGGGGCAACCTGCGGTTGTTCGTAACGGCTCACGCCTAACGGGTCTCGATAATTTAAGGGAATATGTGTGTCAAAAAAAGAAAACATAAAAAATATTCTCAAACAAACAAGTATGTCCTCGAACAAGAAACAAAAAGTTAGTACAAAATACTATTGCTCAATATGTGAAACTGAAGAAGCAAGCTTCGTTCAAAAAAGTAATGTATGGAAATGCACACCAATCTGTAGAAGTTGCGACGTAAAGATCTACACTTACTACATGAGGTTGGTCAACAGAGC